GTGGATACCGTTAACCTCCTGCACTCCGCTAAAATGAATAACCCTTGCCGTTGCCATGATAACCCCCTATGTTGTGGCGTCGCAGGATCTCTCCCCGACATATAGATAAGGACATCTCTGAAAAATGATGCATAGCGCGGCAAATTCGTCTAAAGTGTTTGCCATATCAAACATACTATGTTTTGATTGACTCATCAAGAGGAGATAGGGCTGATGGCCGCACCCAGAAACGTTTTCCTTCTTAGGAAAAGCCGGGCCGGGAATGAAGCCCTGGTTCTCAAAAGTGAAGACTTCCCCTTGCGGTTCCAGCACGGCGATAAACGATATGTCGTGACTCGGACTAAAAAGGGGAATGTCGTAATGACGGGTGAAGAAACTGAATAGCAGCATAGCCTGATCTACTGCAAAAGCCGCAAGGCGAGTAGCTAAAGAAGGTCATCAAGGGCGGATAACGGGAGCATTCCCGATCCGCCCTTTTTGCGTTTTGGAGCTGAGAATTTGGAAACCTTCGACGACGGAACTGAAATCCTATTTGAAATGCCGGTGACATTCGACCTGGAGAAGTCCGAGGGTGGGAAGCGTGGCGTCAAGGGGTACGGCTCTACCGAGGTTGAGGATAAGGACGAAGAAACCGCGATCATGAAGGGGATGGACTATCGGCCCCTGAAGGAAGATGGGTTCATAAATTACGATCATCAGAGGGCAATCATTGCTGGGGCGAAAGTCCCGATCATTATCGGCTATCCAACCGATGTCGTCATGAAGTCGGAGGGGCTTTGGATTGAGGGCGAGCTGCTCAATGGCGATCCGATGGCCTCACAGCAGAACCGGCTCGCGAATGAGATGTGGGAACTCGGGATCAATCTGCAGAAGTCCGGCGGTATCCGCCGGCTCGCATACTCCATTGAAGGCCAAGTAACAGAGCGTCGCGGCAAGAAGTTGGTAAAAACGGTGGCCAGGGCGGCAGCCCTCACACACAAGCCAGTCAACGCCACCTGCAGCGTCGAACTCTTCCAGAAGAGTTTCTGCTGTGGCAAATGCTCCCCGGAGCATCCGCAGTACAACCCGGCCCACAAGTGCTCCAGCGGGAACAAACAGTTTCTCTTTGCCGATGGCCTGCCTCACCTGATGGCTGCACTGGAGAAGTCGCTCAGCACTGAGAACAGCGGCCCGGTTTCAGTACCAAGGCCGAGCCCGCTCATCGCCGAAAACTTGGACCGCGGCATCACCTCGGGCTTGTACGGTGAGGAGCCCTGCGACAAACACTACGACCCGACCACTGGTCGTTTCTACAACGGTATAGCTGGAGCAGTCGAGCATATGACCGACTGCCTCGGGTACTCCAATAACGAAAGTTTCCGTCTCCTGCGGCGCCTCCTGTCTGGCGCGGAAAAGAGCGCGGATCTCACGGCACTCATAAAAACAGCCGGACTCATAAAAGAATAAAAGGAGGAATTTCGGATGGCCGCAAAAGACAAAGATGAAATCAGCAAAACCATTGCAGAGCTCGAAGCGCTCCAGAAATCCAAGGACGAGACCGCTTTTGACGGGATCGACGCACTGGAGAAGGCGCTCGCCGAGTTCGATGACCTGGACCCGCTGAACAAGGCGGAAGAGGACGATGACAAGGGTGCCAAAGACGACGACGGCAAGGACAAAGAGCCCGACGACGACAAGGACGACAAAGATCCGGAAGACAAGGGCGGCGAGCCGGTCGAGAAGTCCATTACCGGGCAGGAACTGGCCGAAGAGCTGGTGAAGGCGTCCGAAGCTTACGCCGAACTGGAGCACGCGGTCGAGGAGATGCACAAGAGCCATTCCCAAGAAATCGGCGCGCTGTCCAGCCAGGTCGGGGACCTCTGCAACGCAGTCGCTGGCCTTACCCACCTGATGCAAGCCACCGGGAAGGGGATCATCACCCTCAATAAGAGTGTCCGCGAGGGGATGGAAGTCATCGGCGGCATGCCGGCCAAGCAGAACGGCGCCATCATTGGCGAGCATCACACCGAGGTCTTCCAGAAGAGCAAGAGCGAGGTCGTCGGCCTGATCAAAACGGCCCTCAATGACGGCATCCTGCAGCGGCACGAGGCGCACTGGCTGAGTAAAGCATCGGTTCACGGCGAAGCATGCCTGTCGGATGAAGTGAAGAAAAAGATCGGCCTGGTCTAGGCGGGGCGACAAGTTTTGCCCATTAAGTTCGATATACCAAACATGCAAGGAGGAATTTCAAAAATGAAAACGGAAGTTCTCAGCTACGACGAACTCTGCAAGAGCCAGGGATTCGACTACAACGGCGATTCTGCCATTGAGTCCTTCACTAAGGCGCTCACGGCAACCAACAGCGGTCCGATCTCCGTCAACCGGACTTCGCCGCTCATGTTGGAGAACCTCGACGGTCTCATGACCGAAGTTCTCCTGACCGAAAAACATTTCAAGCTGTTCAATGCGATCACCCGTGTTCCTAGCGCCGGCCCCTACTTCGAATGGAACCGCCATTCCGGGTTCGGTAGCCGTCGCGGCTCCATCGGCTTTGGCGAAGGTGGCGGACCGCAGGGTTCGGTTTCCAGCTTCCAGCGCAACGGTATCTACAACAAGTACTACGGCGTCCAGGGCGGGATCACCCACCAGATGCTGACCGCCGGTATGAACGGCGGCACCGTGGAAGATCCGCAGACCCGGGAAAACCGCGACCGCGCCGTGGAGCTCTTCGAGCGCATGGAGCGTGAAGTCCTCTTCGGAGACTCCGCGTTGCTGGACGAAAGTGGTAACAACGTCCACTGGGACGGTCTCTACAAGCTGATGATGGCCGGCAACTCCGCGAACGTCATCGACCTCCAGGGAGAGGCGCTCACCTATACCAACCTGGACCGGGCCGCCCGCAGCCTGGTCCAGGCTGGCAAGCTGATCTCGGTCGACGGGTTCACCGGCTACATGAGCCCGCACGTCCTCGACGGCCTCGGCGAGCAGTACAAAGCGAAGAACATCGTCCGCGAGAACTCCGGCCAGGCCAAGGGTTCGACCTTCAACGCCGGCTTCGACGTGAACGGGTACAAAACCCAGTTCGGGTTCATCGACTTCGAGAACTCCATCCTGCTCGAAGAAATCGAGGATTCGGTGCCCGCCGCCGCCGCTCCCGCCAACTGCCCCGGCACCGTGTCGGCTCCGACCGGCTCCGGCTCCAGCACCGGCAATACCCTCGTCGCCGGAACCTACTTCTACAAGGTAGGCGCTTTCAACGACACCGGTGAGACGCTGCCCTCGGCGGCTTCTGCCGGCATCGTCGCTACCGCCGGCCAGAAGATCACCCTGACCATTACCAAGCCCTCCGGCAATACCACAGGCTACCGGATCTACCGCTCCACGACCGCCGATGGCATCTTCAAGTGGGTCGGTCGAGTAGCCTGCGGCGGAAACTCCACGATGGCCTGGGTCGACACCGGCGCATGGATGACGGTGGACAGCGACGGCCTGGAACAGAACGGCCTCTGTGTCCTGATCAAGCCGGACCCGAAGGACCTGGTAATGAGCCAGATGCTGCCCCTGGTGAAGATGCCGCTCCCGCAGGTCAAGACGACCTTCCCGTTCTACCTGCTCCTCTACTGCGCCCTGGTCCTGAAGGCGCCGGAAAGGGTCCTCATCTACAAAAACTGCGGCAACTACGTCCCGGCGTAGACCGCAGCGTGAACTCAGCTGGGGGAGCAATCCCCCAGCATCTCGTTTTAGCAAGGAGATCCCATGTCAAAAATCGAAGTTTGTTCAAGGCATATCGGTCCGATCACGGTCACTACCCGCCAGGGCGACGTAAAGGATCTGGTTTTCAAGGACTGCTCCACCGATGACCGCAAAGAGGGCGTCGCCGAGGTTGACGAAGACGTGGCGCTCGTGCTGCTGGAAGATATCGGTCTGCCGGACTACTACAAATCCGGCCCCGTCGTCATAAAGGCCAATCCAGGTCCGGCGGACGACCCTGGCGGCGGCTCGGACGATGATCCCCCCCCCGCTGGCGGCCTCACGAAAGAATCCTACGAGACCATCAGCAACGCCAACACCCTGAAAAAAGCGCTGAAAGGCTGCGCCGACAAGGGACTCCTGATGGAGCTGATGGCCGGGGAGACTCAGGGCAAAAACCGGGAGACCTTCGTCAACGCGCTGAACGCGCAGATCGAAGCGCTGGCATAACATGGCAGCCAACGAGCGGCAAGTGCTGATGGACTGCCATAGCGAACAAGTTGCCGCTCTTGTAGATGGGCATAACAAAATGGTCGCCCTGCTGCACGAGCTTGCGGCGGGGCGACCCGACCTGTTGAAAGAAATCCCTCGTGTCATAACCATTAGGAGGAAATCGTGAAAAAGTTCGGCTCTATTCTCGCGGCAGTTTTTATCATCGTGGCATTCGCCATGCCCGCCTTCGCCTTCAGGACCTTGGGTGAGGTGTCTACCGACCGCACGGGAACCTTTGCCGTCGATGGCCTTGCTCCCGAAACCCAGACCGTCGTCAAGGTTACCAAGGG